ACCAGCCTCTTGATTCTCCTTCGTCAGGAAGTACGTTGACATTTATCCTGTCGCCTACCTCGACGCAGAGGTCTCCGGTAGTCTTCACATTACAAGATTTATAATTCAGGTGATGGATGACATTGTGCAGCTTCTTCACTGCTGCTTTTAACGTGGAATCGCCCTTCTCATATTCAGCTGTTACGAATGAATCTGCAATGGAATATATCGAAGGATGCTTCTTGTTGGTGTTCCTGTACTTGCATATGCGCACGTTGTCCTTATCATATACGTCCACTCCGCCTATTCCCCAGGTCGATACTATATCGTGTTCTGTCGGCGGTATGCGGTCTTCGTTGGTGACAGTACGCACAGGATCCTTGTCATACCACTGCATGACTACAAATTCAAAATTGCCTTTGCGGTTTATATGCCCGAAACATCCATTCCATTCAAGGACACGCTGCATATAGTACTCGAATGTGATGGAATCGCTCTCTATCGTCTGTCCGAATGCAAACAGTCCGTTACAGAGATTATATCCGTTCTCAAGCTGTATGTTTATCTTCGGGCTGTCCTCATAGTCATCGTTTGGATCTCTCAGCCAGTTGAAAAGGTTTACTATGGCCAAGCCCAGCATATGTTTCTGGCCGTCCCCATAATATCCGTAATACCAGGATGTGATGTCCGTATCCTTCAGATAGTAGTTCATATCGTAGGCGGTGATATTACGGACGAAGTTGTTGTCCGAATACTTATCATTCTCTATCGTGTACCTGCCTACCTTAAAGAGCGTAGCCGAATCATAATCAAAATACAGATATACGTCTATCTCTTCCCCTGATATATCGTGAGGTACTGAATCATCGTCTTTGAATGAAAAAGAGAGCTTCGAAGCCTCGATCTTGCCGAACACAAGATTCTTTTCGGAGCATAACGACTCCGAGAGCTTCACGCTCTCTGCTTTTATCAGTTCATTTTCAATTTTGAACGCTTCTCCGCTGATCACCGGAGCAACTCCTGACACCTTAGTGACTGTCGCACCGGAATCAACTATGACGTAATTCGTCGCAAAATGTTCAAAGAAAAGGTTTTCGTAGTTATAAGATACCATATGATCACTCCGATCTTGCATATCCGGTGAGTGTTATCCTCACTGGATTGTATATGCCGTCGTATCTGTAATTCTCTTTGTGGAGGGAGGGTGTAAGCCCGGTCACTTTGCACCTCTGATATACATAGCTCCCGGACTTAGGCACCCATGCTGTGACCATCACATCGTCAGAATTTGCGAGCATATTATCGTTAAAATATCCCCTGAAGGTGTCCCACATCGATTTTGTCATGTATGATGTGTTGAACTGCACTGTCAGCTTGCTGTTGGGATAGTATTTTTCATAATCTGAGCCATTCGCATTCTTAAATTTGTTTGCCACAACTCTCTCGTATGTGGCATTGTATGAGTCCTTGTCGATGTATCTGTTCAGGATCTTCGTACTGCTGCCCAGCTTTATCAAATAATCGTCAGTAGTAAGAGCCATCATGCACTCCTTATCCGAACTGTTCGGTAGATGTGCGTTTGCGCTCTACCCAGCTCTTTTCCTGTAATATCTCGTACATTTTATCCGTATCGTTGTTCACGTTGAACATTACGTTTATGACTATCTGTTCCAGTTCCTCACGGAGAGCCTGCTTGATCGTCTCCAGCGGAGCTTCTACGTTCGTTCCCTGAGTCTGATCACCGACTACTGCAAGAAACGGACGGTTAGGTTCAAGGACTGCACCTTCTGCAAGCTGTGGAACTGTCTCGTCAGTGTATCCGTGATCCTTTAAGTACTGCTGGTACTCAGGCTCGTCAACTCTTGTTACCCAGGAAGAACCGTTTCCCATATCTACGAAACGCCAGCCTTCTTTTCGCTTTTCTTCCTTCTGAGCGTCAATCTTTGCCTGTGTTTCCTTGATGCGTTCCTGCTCCTTCTTGTTCTCGATGAGCTCACCGATACCGGACACGATGGTCGAGAGTGAATCTTTCAAGGTCGATAATTTATTTCCTGCCCAGTCGAAGAAGTCTCCCAGAGCTGCCTTCGGATCATCAATGAAATTGACTATTCCGTGGAATGCATCGCCTATCAGTGAGGTTGCCTCACCCACTACACCGCCCAAGAGGTCGAACGCTTCCGAGAAGTCTCCGAAGAGGAAGCTTGCAACGCTGCCAAGTCCTCCGAGAAGTCCGCCGTCTCCGAGTGAGCTTGTTACTCCCTCAACTCCGGATGTAATGTCTCCGAACAGGAAGTTTACAAAATCCATAACCGGAGTAAGTATCAGATTGATCACATCAAGAATCGGTTTCAGGATACCGTTAAGTACCTCAAGTACCGGATTAAGTATCTGTAGTGCAGATGTCAGCGGTGTGAGCAGCACTACTATCACATCAAGTACCGGTGCAAGAACCGCACTTATAAGCTCTACTATAGGTGTCAGTATCGAAGCCAGAAGTTCAATAATGGGAGTGAGCCCCTGGATGAGTGTAGTGATAGGCGGCAGCAGGTTCTCCACAAGTTTCAGAAGAGGATCTATGATCGACAGTGCCAGGTCGAGCAGAGTGGATACGAGAGGCCATACTGCGTCAAGTATCGGTATGATCGCTCCTAAGAGGTCTGCTATGAGTGGCATGACACGTTCTGCTATCTGTCCGAGTATCGGTGCTATTTTCTGTAAAATATCGGCTATTATCGGCAGGACTGCCTCAACTATCTGCGTGAATATTGGCAGCAGTGCCTCTAATACATCAAAAATTATCGGTAAAATGGCGTCGGCCACATCAAACAGTACCGGCATTATCCTGTCGAACATTTCCGTGAGGATAGGAGAGAGCCTGTCGAAGAGTGCCTGTACCTTTGGCATATATGTCAGGAGCAGGTCAGCAAACTTCTGTACTATCGGCATCAGTGAAGCTCCCAGCTTCGTGACTATTGCTCCGAATGCGTTCTTTAAGTTGCTTAACGTGTCATTCAGTGCAGCTCCGGCCTTGACATTTTCCTCTGACATTACAAGGCCGAGGTCGTGAGCTTCCTGTTTCATTGCCGACATCTCTTCAGCTGATGCGTTCAGCATCGGAGTCATCTTGTAGGCAACGCCCTCACCAAAAAGCTCTGCTGCCTTTGCAGCTCTTTCCTCAGCTGTTTCGAGTGCATATATCTCAGCCATTGCCTGATCAAAAGACATATCTCCGTCCAGCTTCTTCGCAGCTGTTTCCAGTGTTGACATTTCTACACCGGATAATTCCGCAGCGTGAGCGAACTCCTGGTACTGTTCAGCTGATATCTGCATCCTCTGGCTTGCCTTGTCGATAGTGTCCATCGTAGATGCGGTCTCGCTGGCAAGTTTTGTTATGGATCCGACAGCTGCGGTTCCTGCACCGACTACTGCGGCCCCGAACTTTGCCACCTTCTTTGCTCCGCCTGCGAATGACTTTGCGAGGGATTCTGCTTTTGATTCAGTTTTTGTTATAGATTCATCAGCCTTGCTGTTATCGACCATTATCGTGCCGAAAAGCTCAAAAATAGATGTTGCCATATCTTACCTCACAAAATTCTCGTTGTAAATCTTAGCAGTTGCCGTCAGGATCTCCGCAGCTGTTCGTTTCGGCTGCTTTGTTTTCTGCTGTGATCTCTTGAAGTCCTCAAACGTCATAAACGTCTCCTCGGTCATTTTCGGAAACAGCTGGCAGTATAGACTCCAGTATCTCTCGTCTCGGTACTGCCGGTATGCTTCTTTGAGGAGCGCAGCTCCGTCCTCTATGCCGAGCGTCAGGGCTTCAATTCCGTAGTTCTTTATGTAAAAACTCAGGTCTTTTTCTGGAGCAGTTTCCAGACATTTGTAAAAAAATCGGACCACTGCTCATGTCCTTCGTCGTTTGTTAGCCTGTTTATGACTGTCATGGGATCGCCTTCCTCAATATCCTTGACATCACACTCCAGGACATCCGCAAGGAACTTGTATATTTCCTGTTCGACTTTTTCATCGGATACGCCTGCCATTATTCCCAGGGCGAAGTCTATTCCGAGGCTCAGCTTGTCGCCTGAATCTGACTCGGAGACTATCCTTTCAAGATCTTTCTTGATCCCTGCCTTTGTGATTATCCTGGACATTGTGAAAACGTCCTTAAACATAAGATTACGCATAATTAAACCCCTTTCTGCAAAACATCCGGGCAGAATATGACCTGCCATATCGTGCCCGGATGGAATTTTTAAGCTGTTACTGTTACGTCAACAACAGTTGAATTGCCTGCTGCGTCAGTGATCGTTACCTTACACTCGCCAGCTGCTACGCCGCTGATGGTCACTGTACTGGATGATACCGATACGGTTGCCTTTGCGGTATTGCTTGATACTGCTGAGATAGATGTCTGATAGCCGGTGACTGTGACTGTCGCAGTGCTGTTCTTTGCTACGCTGACATTGTAGTTTGATGCCTGGATGATATCAGGTGAATAAATCTCAAACGGAACTGTTCCGAGTGTTGCCACGCTGTATCTTCCCTCAAATGTGCAGGGAACCTTGCTCTCATCGTTGTTCTTCACTGCGATATTGAGCTCGCCGTTGCCGATTGCGTTCTTCACGATCAGAACGATGGGACTGTTTGTTCCGGACATCGAGCCTACGAATGCGATATTTGTGAAATAATCGCTGCTCTGGAAGTCTGTGTTTCCCTGAATCTTGGTATATCCGCCCGCAGTGGTCTTTGATGCTGCACCGAGAGCTGCGCATATTGTATCGGGTGATACCTCGATGAAATTGGTCTGGAGCGAGATATCCCAGCTGTCGATCTCGTCAAGGTCTGTCACCTTGCCGGAGATACCGTCAACCTCGATGTTCCTGACGTTTGCCTTTGCAACGAAGGTAGAGCCGCCCTGTGTAGCTCCGAGACACTTTCCGGCTGCGATTGCGCTCTCAAAAGTATCTGTTCCCTGTACCCAGTTCTTGAAGATGGCACCTTCGCCCAGCATGAACTTCTGCTTTGTGACCTGTGTGAGTCCGCTTCTGTTTCTATGCATTTTCTTCTCCTTTCTAACTCTGATATATGCAGTCTATTGATAAATTGATGTGCTTAATGTCCTTGTTCTCATCGATGACGTTCTTCATATCGTTGTTTGACGTGAAGCTGGCTATGTAGTACGGCTCCGAGAATATGGCACTGTCAAAAAGGTCCTCGATATCGTCAGCCATCTCCTGAAGTGCCATTTCCTGCTCCCTGGTTCCCCAGAGGTCAAGTTCCAGCACCATGCGTCTCTCCATGTACGGCCTCAGATCATAAACGACATACGGATACGTCTTTTTTTCCTTAGCCTCACGGAAATAAACATTGTCACATTTTGTCAGAAGCTGAGTGCGGACATCCTTTGAAAAAACCATCGTAGTACGCTTATTCATCCGCTCCTCCTTGCTGCTCGTTCTCGTCCATCACCCTCAGAGCCTGCACCTGGTCTTCCACCCAGGGCAGATACTTAGATTCGATTTCGACTATCGTCTTGATGTTCCTCTCAACATTAGTCCTGAGTATTGCTCTTTTAGGCATATTCGATGTACCGAGTTCCTGATCTACGCCATACCATGTCTTATGCTTTATTCCTACCTGAAGATCGCAGGAGCGAGAGCGCACCCAGTACTGGAATGCGGACTTTCCACCTTTGATCCTGTTCGCCATCTTTCCATTCACACGCAAGCCCTTCCAGAGCTTGAATGCGTTCGAATTGCACTGTCTGCACACGAACTTTCCTACATCCTTCAGAGCTGCCCTTGTCAGCTCCTGGATGGTGTACTGGCAGTACTCCACGTTCGATGTGAATGTCACGCCGTTCTTTGAGAATTTAGTTACAGACTTTGGTACTCCCATTCGTCATCAACTCCATATACGGTTAGTTCTATCTTGTGTCCGTCTCTGTAAGTTCTGAGTACGCTGTATCTTTTGCCGTCGTAGAGAACTTCCTTCTCTCCCTGGTAGTCAAGATAATCGGCCAGGATGAATTTAAGCTCCGGTTTTAATCCGTCAGCTTGCGCCTGGTAAAATTCGCTCTGGCCGATGCTCCTCAGCTGTGCAAAGACTTCCCTGTCTTTATTGGTTCGGTTTGTTATTCCATAATCGTCAGTGGTCTCAGTGTAGCTCCGCAGTGTTATCACTTCGTTGTACATCTCAGTCACCTCCGTCGAAGGTAGATTTTCTTATGCAGTCGAGCTGGTACTTCCAGCTCGTGGAATACTGCTCCGATTCGGTTATTGTGTCAGCGTTCCGCATCTGACAGAATGTGATGATAGCATCCGCTACGCACATATTATCATCATCGTTTGCCACATCTTCAGG